TATTTCTGGACACATATTCAGCACAAGACATACTGGACGGGGATTGGCACTAATTTTTACCAGTACTGCCTATGGCACGTTGACGGTTGCGGCGTGTATCAGGTGGGGTGCTGGGAGATATACAAACCTTTTTAATTTGGAGTAATAATGTTTAAGTATTTTGTTTTTGTTTTGGCTTTCATTCTGCAGTTATCGGCTGGTTCGGCGTTCGCCGACAGGGGTTTCTGGTATCACAAGTCTTCGGATGGGTGGAAGACGGAGTTCTGGTTGCAGAATACCAACGCCACCACGGCCTACACGGCCACCGTTACGTTTGACTATGGCAACCACGGGGGCACGGCAACGCTGCTTGGCAGTACCTCGCGGGTATTGCAACCTGCCGCGATTTGGAATTTCAACACGGGGCAAGGCATAGATGTTTCATCTCTCACGTCGGCGCAATTCCAGGCTAATACGCGCGGGGCGGTTAAAATCACCGGTTCCGATGGTGCGGGCGCCATTAAGGGGCAAATTGTTCAGCGGCGGGACATATCCACCATTTACGGCAACCATTCGACCGGGTTTGTTTTCCGCATTGGTGCGGACTTGGCGGGGGAGTGATGGCAAAACATCCGGGGTTCAAGGCGGTGCAGAAATCCATTGCGCGGCAGTCCGGGGTATCCATGGACAGGGCGGGTGCGATATTGGCATCCTCAACGCGCAGGGCGGGTGTTGGAGCCAAGCGTTCCAATCCCCGGCTGAAAAAGGTACGCGGGTAAATGGGTAACGGTACAAGGCCACCTACTACGCGGATGCGGGCGTTTGTCGTGGAATACATTGCCAACAACGGCAACGGTGCGGCGGCGGCGCGGGCGGCGGGATACTCGCCCAACAACGCTAAAGATGGGGCTAAGGCCGTGTTGCGGAATCCATGGATAAAGGCCGAGCTTGCCAAGCGGCGTTCGGCGGTGGCACGGCGGGCAAATATCACGCTCGATGAGGTTGTGGATACGGCGCGGGAGGTGCGGGATAGGTGCATGCAGGCCGTTGCCGCGATGGACGATAACGGCAACCCCACGGGTGAGTACCGGTTCGATGCCAACAACGCGCTGATGGCTAATCACCAGTTGGCGCGGCTGACGGGGTTATATGCTCCCGAAAAGCAGGAAGTGAAGGGGGTTATTGTGAATGTGATGGTGCGCGGTGCTTGATAACGCGACGTGCCAGAATATCGTTTACGATTACGCCACGGTTCCGACTATCCGGGCATTCTCAAGGTCTTCAGCGTTTATCCGGGCATTGATGGGGCCATTCGGTTCTGGGAAATCAAGCGGGTGCGTGTGGGAGATAATACGGCGTGGACTGGCGCAGGCTCCGGGGGAAGATGGCAAACGGCGTACCCGGTGGCTGGTGGTGAGGAATACATACCCCGAATTGCGTGATACCACGATTAGGACATTCCACGATTGGTTTCCTCCTGATTTATTCGGGGTGTACAACAAGATTGAACACACTTACCTGATAACCAATCTGGCTCCCGATACGGTGGTGGAAGTCATTTTTCTAGCGTTGGACAGCCTGAAAGACGCTCGGAAACTGCTTTCTATGGAATTGACCGGGGCATGGCTGAACGAGGCGCGGGAGATACCCCGTGCGGTTGTGGACATGTTACAGGGGCGCGTTGGGCGATATCCGGCGGTCAAGGACGGAGGGTGCACATGGTCTGGGATAATCATGGACACAAACCCGCCCGATACGGATAGTTGGTTTTACCGGATGTTCGAGGAAGGGGCGCGTGATGGTGCGGAAATATTCAAACAACCGGCGGGACTTGGTAAATCAGCCGAGAATGTGTTGCACCTGCCGAAAGACTATTACAAGAACCTTGCCGTGGGCAAAGACCCGGAATTTGTGAAGGTTTATTGCAACGGGCAATATGGGTTTGTGCAGGACGGCAAACCGGTCTATCCGGGCTATAACGATGTTTTGCATTGCGCGGAGGTGTCCGTGATTCCCGGCAGGATATATCGGGGCTGGGATTTTGGGTTAACTCCGGCGTGTGTGTTTTTGCAGTCGTCCGCCAGTGGGCGGGTGATGGTGATTGATGAGATTGTTTCCGATGACTGCGGTATTGACCGGTTTTCGGATGAGGTGCTGTTGTTTTCGCGGGAACGGTATCCGGGCAATGTGTTTGTTGATTATGGCGACCCGGCTGGGCAACAGAGAGCGCAAACGGACGAGCGGACGTGTTTTGATATTTTGCAGGGCAAGGGAATAAATATAGAAGGTGGGGAACAATCCCTCACTATACGGCTGGAATCGGTCAAAAAACCACTCAACACGATGATTGACGGGCAACCTGGGTTTGTAATGTCGCAGAGATGCCGGACGTTGAGGAAGGGTTTTCAAGGCGCGTACCGGTACAAACGGGTACAGGTATCGGGCGAACGGTTCGGGGATGAACCGGAAAAGAACGCATATTCCCATATCCATGACGCATTGCAATATCCCCTAACGAAGATTATGGGGCCATTGTTGCGCGGTGAAAGCGTTGTAACCGCTAAACCGGAACGGCTGGAAGAATATGCCGGGAATTGGATGGGTGCGTGATGGCGGAACGTAAAAAGAAAATCGAATCAATCGACAGCGATTTCAGGCGGGAGATGCAGGAACATCTCACAGCCTCAATCGAATCCGACTATGAGGAGCGGGAGGAATCCAAGGAAGATTTACGGTTCGCCAATGGTGACCAATGGGACAAGGACATTCTTAGTGCGCGGGCTGGGCGCCCATCTTTGGTCAAAAACCAGATGCCGCAATTTATCAACCATGTGGCGAATGAGTTTTTGCAAAGCCGTCCTAGCATCAAAGTTCGTCCGGCTGATGAGGGGGCCAGCGCGAAACAGGCGGATGTCCTAAGCGACCTCATCCGGCACATAGAATATGTGTCCAATGCGGCATCGGCCTACGATACCGGTGGTATTTCCATTGTTTCCGGCGGCATCGGCTCATGGCGGATAATAACGCGATACGATGAAGGTGACACATTCGACCAGGTATGCGGTGTTAAGCGCATCGTAAACCCCTATTCGGTGCATCCCGACCCGTATTGTTCGGAAGCCGATGGTTCGGATATGGAGTTTTGTTTTGTGGACGATGTAATCTCCAAAGACGCGTATGAGCGCGATTATCCCAATGCCGCGCGGGTTTCCGGTTTTTCGGGAATAATGGGTTCCGATGTCGGCGATTGGCTGGGCAACGATAGCGTAATCCTGCGTGAATATTGGACACGGACGGCCAAACCGAGAAAAATACTGCTGATGTCCGATGATTCGGTGATTGACAATGCCGACTTTTCAAAATACCGGGATTTTTATACCCAGCACGGCATCACCGTTGTCCGTGACAGGATGGCAACAGATTTTAAAGTGAAACAGTATATTACAAACGGAGTGGAGATACTGGATGAGACGGAATGGCTTGGCCGGTCTATACCGATAGTCATTGTGTATGGTCAGGAACGCTGGATTGACGGCAAGCGTAAATTCAATGGCGTTATCCGGTGGGCGAAAGACCCTCAGCGCACATACAACTACTGGAACTCGGCCATAACGGAACTATTCGCGCTCCAACCGAAAGCACCGTGGATTGGGACGGAGAAGAATTTCGAGGGGCATGAGGCGGAATGGCGTACGGCGAACGTGAAAAACCATTCCCGATTGACATACAAACCCGATGCGTTGAATCCGGGTGGGCCGCGCAGGGAACCGCCGCCGCAAATATCCTCTTCGCTGGTGGGAATGCTGGAGGTGTCGGCGCAGGAAATGAGGTCGACCACCGGCATTTATCAAGCTGGGTTGGGAGCGCAAGGGAACGAATCGTCCGGTGTGGCAATTGGCCGGCGGCAGGCACAATCCGACAGGGCGACATACAGTTTTCAGGATGCGATGATAATGGGTATCCGCGCAACGGGGAAAATACTCGTTGACCTCATCCCCCATATCTATACGGGCGACCGGGTTGTTCAGACGCTCAATAGCGAGGGGAAGAGCGCGTCCGTGTCGTTGCGGGATTCCGGGGTTGACCTTGCGAAAGGGCGGTATGACGTGATGATAGATACCGGCCCCTCTTACGCCACGAAGCGGATTGAGAGCGTCCAGACAATGCTGGAGTTCATCCGCATATTCCCCTCATCGGCCCCGTTGTTGGCCGATATGGTGGCCAAAAACAGCGATTGGCCGAACGCCGACAAGGTGTCAGAACGGTTAATGACGCTTCTTCCCCCGGCATTGAGCGGCAAACCCATGCCCCCGGACGCGGGCATGATGAAATTGCAACTCGACGCATCGAATGCGATGGCGAATCAGGAAATGGAACAGGAAAAACTCGACATTGAGAAGCTTCGAGTAATGGCCGATGTGGTGAAAACAATCCATGGTTTGGGAATGGATGAACACGAAGCCAAACACGACCTTTTGATGTCGTTGCATAAAGTCATGAACGGTACAGGCATGCCGAAACCCGGAAACGGGCAAATGCCTACTCAAAACACGGGAATGGAACCCCCGAACCCCGCAAGCGCGGGATTATCAGTTCCCCAAACGGGTGGAAACCCGGTACAACCGCCTTCAACTGAGGTGAAAAATGGATACGGGAACTGACAAAGATTTGCTGGAAAAGGATACTTCGATAGTGGATGGACTTGAAAGTGGGGAACCGGGCGAGGACATATCCGCCGAAGGAGAACCCGAAGCGGGAACCGAAGGTGAGCCTGAAGGAGAACCCGCCGAAGAGGTTCAGCAGGAAATCCCCCCGAAAAAAGGTGGGGTGCAGGCGAAAATTGACAAAATGACAGCGGAAAAGTACCGCATGAAAGAAGAAAATCATGCGTTACAGGCTGAACTTGCACGCATTCGCGCTGAAAAAGCGGTATCACCCGCCGAAACCGCTCCCGCACCGAAACATCCCGATGTCGAATTGATGCTTGATAACCCCGTGGAATACAACCGCCAGAGGGACATTTACGAAACGTACCGCGGCAATGAAATCGCCAAGTCGGCGGCCACGGCCACCCGCGACCTGATGAAAAAAGAGGAACAGGAACGCAAATCAAACGAACGCATGGCGAATGTCCGCCGGGAAGCGATGGCGTTTGAGGCGCGACATCCCGATTTTCAGAATGTGGCTGGCATAGTGGGGAATGCACCCACAGCGATGGCCGATGCGATTCTGGACGCGGAAAGCCCGGCGGCAGTGTCGTACCACTTGGGTAAAAACCCCTCGGAGTTTCAACGTATCAGCGGGTTGACCCCCATTCAGCAAATCAAGGAAATAGGACGGTTGGAATTGGCTCTCAAGTCGAAACCGGCCAACAAAGCAAAGCAAAACCCCAAACCTCCCACGGTGCTTGGCAAATCCGGCAAGACGATTCCCGATGACGGGAGTTTTGAAAGCCTGGTTGCCGCACGGCGGGCGCAAAGGGAAACCAAATAAAGGAAATTCCAAATGGCTACCAACACATTATCGGTTATAGATAAAATAACGAGGCAGGCGGCTGTCGTCCTCCACGAAAAACTTTCGTTCATCGGCCACGTCAACCGGGGTTATGACAAAGAGTTTGCCGAGGTGGGGGCGAAAATCGGTGAAACCCTGCGTGTGAGAATGCCGTGGGAAGGAACCGTGACAACGGGAGCGAACTATACGCCCCCGGATTACGATGAAACCTACGTCAACGTGCCCGTATCCACGCAACTGCTGGCTCCGTTGCCCGCATTCACAACGCGTGAACTGGCGATGAGCATGGACGAAATTACCAAGCGCGTCATCGAACCGGCCACCAGCAAACTGGCTTCACAGGCCGAATACCTGATGCTGGCTGACGTGATGCCCGAAATCAACAACGTGGTTGGCACTCCCGGCGCATCGGGCGGGTTTACCCTGGGCGATGTGGGTGTGGGACGCGCCTATTTGCGCGGAGCCTGCGCCCCGAATGACGGGACAAACATCGCCATGGTGGATTCGCTGTCATCCGCCAATATGGTCAATTCCCTCAAAGGACTGTTTCAGGATGCGTCCAGCGTTTCCAAACAGTACAAAGAGGGGGTGATGGGACGCACCGGCGGATTCGATTTTGTCGAAAACGACCGCATGGTTTCCCATGTCAACGGGGCGCACGCCGGCTCATTGACGCTTAACGCCACTCCCGCCGATGGGGCGACAACGGTTGCCATCGCGGGACTTACCGCCACCACGGGAACCAAAACCAAGGGAACCACATTCACCATCGCCGGCGTGTATGCGGTGCATCATGAGACGAAACAGCAGTTGAGCTATCTCAAGCAGTTCGTCGCCGCTTCCACCGCCACCGCCAACGGTTCCGGGGTTGCCACGGTAACGCTTTCCCCTGTCCCGCAGTTGGCCGGCAACCGCCAAAACATCAGCGCGGCTCCCACAAGCGGGGCCGTCGTGACCATCAAAACCGGCACGGCTTCGACAACGTATTCACAGGGCATGTTGTTCCATCCCGATGCGTTTGTTTTCGCCACCGCCGACCTGGTGTTACCCAAAAACGTTGAACTTGCCTCAAGGCAGGTGTTCGAGGGAATAAGCATAAGGTTTGTGCAGGATTATGTCCTCGGAACGGACATAATGGGCGCGCGCCTCGATGTGATGTGTGGTTGGAAAACCCTGCGTCCGTCTTTGGCCGTCCGCGTAACGAATTAACAAGGGTTTGGGTGCGGTAAAAATACCGCACCCATTCCACAAACAAGAAGGAGTTTTTTATGGGCGATGAACGGCAATGGGTTTACGCCACCCCCGAACCGGACAGCGGAATAATCATATTGGTGAGCGAAATCCCGGAATATCTCGCCAAGGGGTATCAGTTACGTCCTGATTCCGCGTTGTTTGAGGAAAAACCAGCGGATGAACCGGTCAAACGTGGACCTGGACGGCCTCCAAGGAACGGTAAATGACAGCCCAAGAGTTGATAACGGCATCGTTGAAACTCATCAACGGGCAAGCCTACGCTCCAACCGATACGGATGGGGAACTGACCAGCGCGCTCGGATTCCTCAACATGATGTTGGGCGATTGGCATACGAAAAACCTGACCGTTCCAGTCATGACACAGGAAAACCTCACGCTGGTGGCCAGTCAAGCCAGTTATACGATAGGGGCGAGTGGAGCCAATTTTCTCACGGCGCGCCCGTTAAGCGTTTCCCCCGCCACGTTTTTGAGAAATTCGGGGACTGATTATCCCTTGGATATTATCGGGGAAGGGGAATACAACGGGATAGCAGTGAAAACCGTGACGAGTATCCCTCAAAAACTGTTCTATAAAAACAATTACCCATTGGGGATTATCTACCTGTTCCCCGTTCCGGCAGAAGCCTATACGCTCGTTTTAAATTCAATAAAGGAATTGACGGATTTGGCGGCGTTATCGACCACGGTTGACCTGCCATCAGTTTACCGCCGGGCGGTGATTTACAATTTCGCGGTGGAACTGGCTCCGCAATATTTCGCGCAAATTGATGGGAGTGTAGCAAAAACAGCCGATGATATGTATCGGACGGTTTCGGCATTGAACCGGGAAGACTCCATTTCCGATGTTAACGATGTGATACTAACGAGGGCGGGACGTTTCAATATTTATACGGGGGAATAGATGCTTTTTGGTGGGTTGGACACGCGAAACGGGGCGGAAAACACTCCCAAAGCCGTGTCCGTTGTTGGGTGTGACTTATCCGCCGGGACATTGCGGGGCGCGTCCAGCCACCTGAAATCGAATGCCTCGGCGACACCCCTTACCCCAATTCAAGGTGGTTGCGCCTTCAAAGGGGTTGAACTTGTCGTTGCCGGTGGGGC